GTGCCCCCGCCCCCCGGCCACATCCCGCCCGGCCCCCGCCAGCAGCCCCCCAACGGAGACGGCGACTTTTTCCGGGCGACGCTGCAAGGCCGCTAGACCGCGCTCCGCATCGTGCGGTTAAGCTGACCCCGTTGCCGTGGGCGTGATGCGACGGCAGCCAGTAGCCGAACCTGGGCGCTAACCCGGTGGATGCCGGGACCGCCGCGCGAGCGTGATGCAGCGCGAGCAGGGAGCGCGAAAGCGGCGCGATCCCTTCCTGCCCCCGCGCTGAAAGGCCGCGCCAATGGCACCCCAGCTATCCGATTTCAGCGGGATCATCCCGCACGAGTACAGCCAGCAGATCATCCAAGAGGTGGAGCAGCAATCGGCCATGCTCCAGCTCGCCAACAAGATGCCGATGGGCACCAAGATCAGCGAGCTGCCCGTGACCGGCAAGCTCCCGGCCGCCGAGTGGGTCACCGGGGCGAACGCGCCGCCCGCCGGGGCCGGCCGCAAGCCGTACACCGACCTTCAGCTCAGGCCGCAGGTGGTCACGGCTGAGGAGATCGCCGCCGTGGTGGCCATCCCTCAGCAGTACCTCGATGACAACACGATCAACCTGTGGAGCTGGGCGCGGCCCAAGATGGCCGAGGCCATCGCGGTTCGGCTCGACCAGACGATCTTGTTCGGCGGCGCTGGAATCCCGGCCACCTTCCCGGTCGGCGGGATCGTCTCCAACACCTACTCGATTTCGGTCGTGAACGGTGACGACGTGGTGGACGGCGTGAACCGCGCCATGAGCGCCGTCGAGGTCCAGGGCCTCGCGGTCACCGGCTCCGCTGCGGATCTGGGCGCGAAGGGCCAGTTCCGGGGCGTCCGCGACGCCAACGGCGCGCTGTTGCTCGGCACTGAGCAGGTCGGCCAGATCCAGCGGCCCACCCTCTACGGCGTGCCGATCTCCTACGCCCCGTTCGCCAACATCACCCCGACCGGCACCGAGTTCGTGACCGGCGCGTGGGATTACCTGGTCATCGGCGTGAGAGAGGACATCAGGTTCCGCATCGACCCGTCAGGCACGATCGCCGACGCTTCCGGGGCCGTGCTCGTCTCGGGGTTCCAAGACAACGTGGTGCCGTGCAAGATCTGGGCCAGGTTCGGGTGCACGATCATCAAGCCCGTGACCCAGCGCGTGCCCGCCGGGGCGACCCCGTTCGCCAGGGCTCGCCTGTCCGCGCTCACCCCGGCCGCCGAGGAGGCTGGCGAGCGCTCCACCGCCAAGAAGTGACCGTGAGCCCGCCGTCGTGGGAATCGTGGGCGCCGCCCCTCGCGCCGCCCACGACTGGCGGGCTGCCCCGCGACCAGGCCCAGGCCATCGCCGACGTGCTGTGGGACGACTCGCCTCACCTCGCCGCCGCGCTGATGTGGGAGGCGTACGCGGCCACCCTGCCGCCGACGCCCGCCGTGTCGCTCGTGCAGACCGGCGCGCAGTCGGTGAGCTACAGCCCCGCCGGGCCGGTCGGCGACTACGGGCTCGCGATCGCCCGCGCCGAGTGGCACCGCTCGTTCCTCGACCAGCTCGTGTCGGTGCCGCTGCGCGTCGCGCCCGTCGAGCTGCCCGACGTCGAGTGGTGGCCCGACGAGTTCGGCGGTGAGTCGTGACCGTGCTGCTGGCCGTCGATCAGGTCGCGCTCTATCTGCCGGGCGAGCTGGACGCGCACGGTTGGCGCGAGCCCCCCGACGAGTCGACCGCGTGCCCGTGCTAGACCGGGGCCGGGAACCTCCAGCTCTATACGGGCTCGTCCGATCCCCGCGCGGTCGCTGGCGGCGGGCGCGGTCCGCACGACCCGCGCCGCGTCGGCGCCGGAAACGTGTTCCTGCCGCCGGGCGCTGATCCCGTCGACGGCATGACCGCCGTCGTGCGCGGCGAGGCGTGGGTGCTGTCCGAGGTCCGGTTCATCAACGACCCGACCGGCGGCGGGTTCCTGTCGTGCTGGTCGGCCAGCGTGACGGCGGTCCCCCGTGGCTAGCGGCGCGGTTTTCAAGGCGATCAACGGGGCCAACCGGCGGCTCGTGATCGCCGACGAGGTGCGCGAGATCGCGGGCGGCGTCGCCACCGCCGCCGCCGAGCGCACGCCCCGCGGTGCGACCGGCCGCGCCGCCGCCGGTTGGCACACCGTGCCCGGCCGCGACCCCGGCACGACGCTCGTCGTCAATGACGTCGAGTACATCCGGCACCTCGAGTACGGCACCCGCCGCCGTCCCGCGTCGGCGATGCTCGGGCAGGCGCTCGCCGCCGCGCGGAGCCGACGATGACCGCGCCCGTGATCGTGCAGCCCGACCTAGAGGCGTGGGTCTGGGCCAACATCCGCGAGCTGCGCGCCCTCGGCGAGCTGACCTCGTTCAGCTACGCCGCGACCCAGCTCGGCGGGCACGGCTGGATATACGCCCATTACGTTCAGGTCGACGTGCGGCACAACCGCAAGGAGGCCGCCCGCGCCCTGGCCGAGACGGTGCGGCAGACGATCCTCGCCCTTCCCGACGTGCCCTGGCCCGAGGGCACGATCTGTTACGCGCAAGCCGTCGAGGGGCCGTTCTGGCTCCCCGACGACGACGGGCAGCCGCGATACACGGCGCGGTACGAGATCCGTGTCCATCCCCGCCGAGGCGCAGCGCTCGCCGCTCCTGCCGACGCATCGTAGGAAGGAAAACCCGCTATGCCCCCCGCCCCCCCGACCACCGTTCTTGACCCGACTGAGGTGCAGGTCGGCACCGCCAACGGACCCGGCCTCTGGCTCGCCCCGGCGGGCACCGCGCCCCCGGAGAACACCTGGGATGACTGGGAGCCGCCGTGGGCGGTGCTCGGCTACCTGTCCGACGACGGGCCGACCGTGGGCCAGAGCGTCGATCAGACCGACATCACCCCGTGGCAGTCGGTCGTGCCGATCCGAAGCGTGATCACCGGCCGGGCCGTGACCTTGCAGTTTGTCCTCTGGCAACTCAACGGCGACACCCTGGCGCTGTACTTCGACGCCGACCCCGGCACCGAGGACCCCGACACGGGCCTGCTCGAAATGAAACTGCGCAGCGACACGCCGCAGCACCTCTACGCGGTCGGCATCGACGCGCGGGACGCCGAGCGGGTGCTCCGCATCGCGTTCGGCCGGGCCTCGCTGTCCGACGCCGGGGACATGCAGATCACGCGCGGCGCGGCCGTGCCGCTCGACTGCACCCTGTCGGCGCTGGACGACGCGGGCGACCTGGCGACGATCCTGCTCGGCCCGCCCGAGGACCCCGCCGCCGCCCGCAAGGCTGCTGGCCACGCGACCGCTGAAAAGGCGGCGTGACCGCGCCCAGCGCGAATGGCGATGGAGCGTTCGACCTACAGGCTGCGGCTGCGGCCGAGGCCGACGCTGCGCCGTTCGCGTTCACCTACAAGGGCAAGCCCTACGCGCTGCCGCCGATGTCAGGCTGGGCGCTGACCACGATCCGCAAGGTGGCGCTCGGCAACCTGGAGGATGCTCTCGCCGAGCTGATGGGCGCGAAGACCTACGACGGGCTCTGCGATGCCGGGCTGACGCTCGGCGAGCTGACGGCGCTGTTCCGCGCGGCGGGCGCGACGCAGGCCGGGGTCAGGAGCCTCCCAAATTCCGCGCGATCTGCGCGGCGCGCTTCGACCCGGACGTCGAGGCGGTAATGCTCGCCGCGTACGGGGTCGACGTGCTCGACCCGCGTACGTCCACGCGGCGGGTCGGCGTGCTGCTCGACCGGCTGCCGCCCGACGCGCTGCGCTTCGGCGAGCAGTGGTCGACTGAGGCCGAGCTGCTCGCGCACCTGATCGACCACGTAGCGAACCTGACGTGGATCACGCTGCGCGCCCACGGCGCTAAGAACGCGACCCGGCCCCGGCCCATCCCCCGCCCCGGAACCCGCGCGCAACCTGCGCGTAATCCGGCGGGTTCTCGAAACGGCACCGAAAATGAGGCGCCCCGCAAGACCGCCTCGTGGATGGAAGCCGCGACCCAGCTCGCCGCGATCCCCGGCGTGCAGGTGAGCCGCGATGGCCAGTTACACCTACGGTCAGCTCACCGTCCCGGTAACCGGCGACACGAAACAGCTCGCGTCGGACATCGCCGGGGCAGCGACGACGGCGGGCAACGAGGCGGCGGGCAAGATCAGCTCGTCCATGTCGGCCGGCCTGCACGCGGTCGGCGGGCTCGGCATGGCCGTTGGCAAGTCAGTTGCAACCGGCATCGCGGGCGCTACCGTCGCGGCGGCCGGATTCGGGGTCGAGGCATTCAAGAGCGCGGCGCGGGCGAGCGAGATGGACGCCGCGCTGCAAGCCTTGGCCAAGGCGAATAACCTCAACGTCGACTCGCTGCGGAAGGTCGTCGGCGCGGTCAAGGCCCAGGGGATCGAGCTGGGCGTCGCCCAGAACCTGACCGCGCAGTTTGTGCGGTCGAACCTCGATCTGGCCGACGCCTCCAAGCTGGCCACGGTCGCGCAGGACGCCGCCGTGATCTCGGGGCGCAACAGCACCGAGGTACTAGACGACCTGGTGCACGGGATCACGACCCAGAACACGATGGTCCTGCGGAACGCCGGGATTCAG